TTACTTCGATGAATTGTCATCGAGACGGGCGGGACCTGTCGGATCCAGGTTCCCGGTGAGCCGGGCGAGGCGGACAGCTGTGCGAACCAGCAAGGCGCGGTCTTCAGTTATGCAATCCCGGTAGGCGCGCAGCAACGCCATCTCGTCGCCACGCAACGGCAGAGGAGCGGCACCGGCGTCCTGGTCACCGCTGAGTAGGTAGGCGGCGCTGGTGCCAAGTGCCCGGGCGATTCGTACCAGGTTATTGCCGACCTGACCGGCACGGCCAGTTTCCCATTGGGCAACGGCACTTCGTGTGACCCCGACGGCACGCGCCAATTGTTCCTGGGTGAGGCCCTGGGCGAGACGGGCCGCGCGGATGCGAGAGGCAAGTTCGGTGGCATGGGTGTCGGCCATGCCGATCATTTAGGTGAACATATCTAACGCGTCAACGTGAAATTAGTTGACACACGAAAGTTAGAATGACTAACTGTCTGCTGTCAGCAGCGTGAGGATTCCGATGACGACAGGCAACGAAACTTGGTCGGCGCCCCGCGACTTCAGGTTGCGGCTGATGCGTCTGGAAGGTGTGGCGTGGGAAGAGATCGCGGAGGCGCTGGCGGTCGCTCCGGACGCGGCAATCGCGCGTGCGAAAAGGATCGGGGCGCGCCAGCCACCGATCTGCCTGACCACGGTCGAGGATCCGGCGCGTGAACCGCTGCCAGCCGGTCATCCGCAGGCTTGGGGTGTCCTCACAGAGGGAACCTGGCTGGCTGGAAGCCGTTATCCGATGCCGGCGAGCGCAGGAGATGTGGCGTGATGCCGGCAAGAATGAGCGCCGATGGCGGTGGTGGCAAACCTGGTACATGCCGTTCCTTCAATAGGACAGACAAAATAACAGTACATATTCATCGCAACGCCGTCTACGACGCGCAATTGATTATGGCAAGATTAGAGGAGGCTGGTCGGGCGTTACTGGCATTACCTCCGAGTGGCTACTCGACGGGTCTGCGGATGAACGTGGCTACGTTGGTCCGTTGCATGATTGAGGCCGGCGGCAGCGAGCCGGAGCACCCACGGATACATCCGCCGGTGCCCTCGGCGGCGGGGATCACGCGCATGGACGAGGCTTTGGGGTGGATTCAGCTGATTCCGCGTGATCGTAGCGTATTGCGCCGGATCGTCGGTGCACGCGCGCTGGTCAACCCGTTGACTGACCGGCACCTGTATCCGTGGCGGCGATTGGGGACGATGCTCGGTGCCGACCATAAGGCGGTCCAGCGCTGGCATGCTCAAGGCGTGGATATAATCGTCAGCGCGCTGAACGCGGCAGCCTGAAACGACGAGCGTCCGGATGGCATACGGACACCTGGCCGCCGACCGGGTGCCGTCCTCCTGGAGAATAGGGTGACCCTGGCATCATCTCCACGGCAATAGGGCGTCGGCAATGTGGGACAGACGAAACTCGGTGCGGCAGCGTGGGGTTACGTAGGTGCCGCTGGCCACTTCACCCTCGATGCGGCCGGTGACAGTGAGAGTGAAGGCCTCGGTGCTGGCGTGGCCCTGCCGGTCGTGCCCGGGTGGATTGGTGACGAGAGAGCCGGCGAAGCTGCCGTCGGGCGCCACGCTACCCGAAACGATCAGGGCACCATCGGACGGGGCGAAGCTGAAGCGGTCGGCGGCCCGCACGAGCGTCGCCTGTGCACCCGAGCCAACCGTACAACTGGGCAAATTGCCAACGTAACGGGCTTGACGCGCAAACGGCATGCCACAGCTGGTGCCAATGAGGCAGCCGATCAAGATTGCGGCGGCGCGACCGGTCAGAGCGGGGCAAGCGTGACCATGGCCACGCCTCGTTCGAGGATGCCGAGTTCCCGGGCCGCTGCGCGGGAGAGGTCAATGATGCGCCGCCGCGTGCCCGGCCGGTCGTTGATGGTGACCACGACGTTACGCCCGCTGCCTACCAGGGTGACGCGGACACGGGTGCCGATCGGCAGGGTGGCATGGGCGGCGGTGAGGGCGTCCTGGTCGTAGACGCTACCGCTGCTGGTACGATTTCCGTGCCAGCGATGGCCGCCGTACCAAGATGCGAGGCCGCTTTCCTGGCCTCCTGCCGCCACGTTGTCGTCGATAAGGGTAGCGGAGCGAAGAGACGCGGCGCGGGTTGCGGCCTGGCCGGCGTTCGGGTGAAGAGCAGGTGGGCGGCGTTGGCGCTGGACCTGGGCAACGTTATGACGGCCTTGACGAGTCTGGGCGGTCTTGCGGTGCTCGGCTGGGGTTGGTGTCTTCGGACCTGGGGTGTCCTCAGCCTGGGCGGGCAGCGCGAGCGCGGGGCCCATCAGCAGAACCGATACGACGACACCCGAAAGGGCGCTTCTTGCTCGGTCGATCATCAAACGTATTCCCGTTCCAGTGCCGCGGCCCGGTGGTGGGGACACGACCATGAAGGAGCCGCCTTACCCGAAACCAGGGAGGCAGCAATGGTGCGGATCAAACGGCGCGCATTGAGCCTACGAAACACGGAATGATCAACCCCGGAATTGCGGCTGAATTGCGGCTTAGGCCGTGGGATGCTGGTGGAGAGCAGATCGTGACTGGATCTCGCCTGCGGATGTCATGAAGGAGTTGTTGTATTTTGCTGTAAGGACAAGGGGTTCGAGGCCGTCGCACAGAGGGGCGGAGAGCGACAAGGAAAAAATCTCGATCTGCGGAATTTATTCCTTGCCCAAATACCCCATTCTGACGTATAAGGATCCCCATGATCGACGGCGTGCGCGGACAGAAGTCCGGCACGCCGTTTATCGTTGCAACCGACAGTGAGGCGCGGACCCGGGCACATGGCAGGGCCGTTGCTGCGATTGTCGGAGTGGGCGAAAACGGCGCTCGCGCCGCTCGTGCCGGCGGCGCATCATTTGCGCCTGCTGGCTGAGTTGGAGCGGCTGGAGGCCGGAGAGACCGACCGGCTGATCGTGTTGATGCCGCCCGGCAGCGCCAAATCGACATATGTATCGGTTCTGTTCCCGGCATGGTGGCTGTACCGCCGGCGTGGCAGCGCTGTAATCACGGCGTGTCATACCGCCGATCTGGCCGAGCATTTCGGTCGGCAGGTGCGGCGCCTGGTGGCGGAACATGCGCCAATTTTAGGGTATGGTCTGGCCGCGGGTGATCGTGCGGCGGGGCGGTGGGCGACGACCGATGGTGGCACCTATTTCGCTACCGGGGTGCGCGGGCCGCTCACAGGCCGGCGGGCCGACCTCGTGGTCATCGATGACCCGATCAAGAGCCACGCCGAAGCCGACAGCGCCGTGTACCGCGATCATACGTGGAACTGGTTCCGCAGCGACCTGGTGACGCGGCTGCGGCCAGAGGCACGGATCGTGGTGGTGATGACGCGTTGGCATCCGGACGATCTGGGTGGGCGGCTGCTAGAGGCCGATGATGGTTGGACGGTGTTGCGCCTGCCGGCGCTGGCAGAAGCTGACGATCCACTCGGGCGGGCCCCGGGTGACGCGTTGTGGCCGGAATGGGAGGATCGCGCTGCGCTTGAGCGTAAGCGAGCACTCGTGGGTGGCCGGGTATGGTCGGCGCTGTTCCAGCAATCACCACGTCGCGATGACGGGTCGCTGTTTCCGATCGGGCGGATCGATGTCGTCGAAGCGGTGGCGGAGTTGCACAGCGTACGCGCCTGGGATCTCGCGGCGACGGCGGATAGTGACGGACGCGATCCCGATTGGACGGTGGGACTGAGACTCGGGCGCGAACTGTCGGGCCGCTTCATGGTACTCGACGTGGCGCGGTTGCGCGGCGGGCCCCACGAAGTAGAGGAGGCGATCGTGTCGACCGCGCACCAGGATGGGCGTGCCGTGCCGATCGGTCTTCCGCAGGACCCGGGGCAGGCCGGCAAGCACCAGGTGGCGTGGTTAGCAGCGCGATTGGCTGGGCATCGGGTGGTCGCTTCAGCCGAGACGGGGGCCAAGCTGACGCGTGCGTTGCCGGTAGCGGCACAGGCAGAGGCCGGCAATTTGCGGCTTCTGCGCGGCGGATGGAACCGGGCGTTGCTGGACGAGTTGCGCGACTTTCCACATGGACGCAAGGACGATCAGGTGGACGCACTGTCTCGCGCCTTCTCGATGCTGACTGATGCGCCGCCGCCAACGCGGCGCCTGCACCTGCCGATTATGTCCCGCTGAGGTACAAAAACCGATGTACGAGACTATCTGCGGACTGATCCCGGTCGATCCGGATTATGGCGAACGGACCCGGCGGTTGGAGATCCTAAAACGAGTACTTGAGGGCCGCCTCTACGATGTGCTGCCCTATGAATTCCACGAGGAGCGCAGCGCAGCTGGCGAGTACATCCCGTTACGGTCTCGACGGCCCTCGGTACGCTATCCGCTGGCGCGCATCGTGGTGGATGACAGCGTGTCGCTGGTGTTCGGCGAAGGGCACTTCCCAACTCTGGATAGCGAGGATGCGACAGTACGAGCGGCCCTGGCCGATATTGTCAAAGAGGCCCGTCTCAACCGGGTGATGCTGGACGCGGCGTCGCGTGGCTCGGTGGGATCGGTGGCGATCCAGCTCAGAGTACTGCGCGGGCGCGTATTTCTGCAGGTGCTCGATTCCGCCTATCTGACGCCGTGTTGGGACCCGGAAGAACCCGACACGCTACTGAGCATGACCGAAGCGTACAAGGTACCAGGGCAGGTACTGGCGACGCAGGGTTATGTGCTGAGCGACGACACTTCCATGTACTGGTTCATGCGGCGCTGGGACACCGAGACGGAGACCTGGTATGAGCCGTGGCCGGTAGGGCAGCAATGTGTCCCAGCGGTCGATGTGACGCGCACGGTGCGACACGGACTGGGCTTCGTACCACTGGTATGGATCCGCAACCTGCCGGGCGGCGATGGCGTGGACGGCGCCTGTACTTTCCGAGCAGCGATCGAGACCGCGATCGAGATCGATTACCAGCTTAGTCAGGCTGGACGCGGACTGAAATATAGCTCGGATCCAACACTACTGGTGCGTGAACCGGCGGCGATGGAAGGTGAACTGATCCGTGGTGGTGGCAACGCGTTGGTGGTGTCCGAAAAGGGGGACGCAAAACTGCTGGAGATCAACGGCACCGCGGCGGCAGCAGTGATCGAGTATGTGCGCACTTTGCGCGAGCTAGCATTGGAAGGCGTACACGGTAACCGCGCGTCGGCGGAGCGGCTGTCGGCGGCACAGTCGGGGCGCGCGCTGGAACTGATGAACCAGGGGTTGGTGTGGCTCGCCGACAACCTGCGAGTCAGCTATGGCTCGGGGTTGTTGGAACTGGCGAGAATGGTGATTCGCGCTTCCAATCGTTACACGCTGCGCACGTACGAGGAACCGATTCCACCGCTCGATGTATCGGCGCGGGTCGGTCTGAAATGGCCGCGCTGGTACCCACCGACGTCGGAGGACAGGCTACGAGACGCACAGACGCTGCGCGTGCTGGCTTCCGGCGGCACCATTTCCAGAGAAACGGCGCTCAAATCCATTGCTGACGTCTACGATATCGAAGACGCCCCGGCGGAGTTAGCGCGGATAGCAGCCGAGAGGATCCCATGAGCGAAGACGACGTGACGAGCGCGCCGACCGCGGATGCCGAGGCGCGCGCTGTGGAGCTGCAGCGCCGCCTCACAGAGTTGGAAGCACAGAGTCGCGAGCGGCTGATCCGAGCAGAGCTAAAAGCTGAAGCGATACGCGCCAAGATGGTGGACCTTGATGGGCTAAAGCTGGTGGACCCCAGCGCGGTCACTGTCGACGAGGCGGGAGAGGTGCAGGGCGCAGCGGCGTTGATACAGTCGCTGCGACGGACCAAACCGTGGCTGTTCACTGCCGCGAGTGCGTCGAGTGCGGCAACGCCGCCGCCGGCGGAGCCACCACGGACACGATTGGCCACTCAAATGACGACCAAGGAATGGCTCGCCGCCCGTGCTGACTTGCTGCGGCGGCGCTGAAAGATTGCGACAGACGGACCGACCGGGACCCCGCGGCGATGGGCGCCGGGGATCGTGCAACCACGAGAGTAGAGCATGGGCATCCAGAATTTTCCCGCCGCACTGCAGCCGATTATCCAGCAGGGGTTCCTCGAACGCGAGTTCGAAGAAGCGCTGCGCAGCCGCCTCGGCTATCGTGCCGTGGCCGATCGCGAGGAGTTCGCGGTAGGCATCGGCGAGACGTTGACCAAGACGCGCGCCGGACTGAAGCCGAGCGTTACGGTGCCGGTCGTACCGTCGACCAACACCAATCTGGACAACGGGCTGACGCCACAGACCTTCACCGTCGAACAGTACACCATTACGATCAACCATTACGCGGCCACCACCGATCTGAATATGGTGACCAGCCGCGTTGGCATTGCCAGCCAGTTCCTGCTGAATGCGGCGACCAATGGCGAGCAGGCCGCGCGCAGCCTGGACGAACTGGCTCGCAACGCACTGTTCGCCGCTTATTTCGGCGGCAACACGTGGGTGCGCACCACGTTGGCGTCGCCCGGGCCGACGGTGGCGGTGGACGACGTGCGTGGCTTTCAGACCACGTTCGTCAATGGCGTACAGACACCGGTGGGGGGGGCAGCGTCGCTGACCGTGACCGTCGGGTCGGATGCCTACACCTTGGTAGGGACGAGTGTCGACGCGGTGAATGTTTCGACCACGCCGGGTGGCGTCTCGGGCACGCTGACCTTCTCCGGCACGGTGGCGGTGGTGGATGCGACCATGCTCAATACCGTGACGGCGGCGACGGCAAGCGCGGTGGTGCGACCGAACGCGCGCGGCAATACCACTGCACTACAAACCGGAGATACGCTCACCATGGCGGCGCTGCTGAATGCGGTGGCGTTGCTGCGGATGAACGCGGTGCCGGAGATCGACGGCGTGTTCAACTGCTATGTCGATCCCGTCTCGGCCCGGCAACTGTTCGCGGATAACGACTTCCGGCAACTGTTCACCGGCGCCACTTCGGCCAACCAGGCGTTTCGCAAAGGGATGATCAACGACTTCCTGGGCCTGCGCTTTATTCCGACGACCGAAGCGTATGTGCAGCCGCATCCGACCCTTGCCGGCGCGGTGGTGCGGCGGCCGATCGTGTGCGGCAAAGGAGCGTTGATCGAGGGCGACTATGCTGGGCTGGCGGCGGCCGACGTGGCGCCAAAGGACAGCATCATCTCAGTGGTGGATGGTGTGGCAATGGTGACGCGCGAGCCGATCGACCGGCTGCAGCAGATCATTGCGCAGTCCTGGTATTGGATCGGCGGGTTCTGCACCCCGTCCGACACCACGACATCACCGACTACGATACCGACAGCAACCAACGCGGCCTTCAAACGGGCGGTGATGATCGAGCATATCGGCTGACGGCGGACCACGGCGGACAGCGCAGACAGCGCCGTCCGCCGCCGGGACTGGTGTTCGGCATTCGTGGGACGGGAGCGGCGGCATGGCGTTCAGCGAGGCCGAGAAAACCGACATACGTCGTTTCTGCGGTTATCCTGCACACGGTGTGGGAGGGCTACTGCAGGGGTGGCGGTACTACCAAGTGTATGGGTTGCTGGAGTACCGCCTTCTGTGGCTATCCGGCCCTGAGGAGGCAGTCGTGAGGCATTACCTGCCTGCGCTGTCAGGGCTCGAGCGGGCGGTGACCGAAGCTGCCGGAAATCTCGATACGGATCAGGCGGGGGTGTGGACACACAATCGCGACGAGGTTCGCGACCGCACGAGATTGTTCGATGACTGGCGGCGGCGGCTGTGCGGCTTCATGGGAGTACCACCTGGGCCAACGCTGGGTGGCGGGGGTGTGGTGCTGGTGGTGTGATGCGCGAACGCACGCTGAGCGCTAAGGTGTGGCACGGCCTGGGGATGGTGGCGCAGGCAACCGGCGAGAAGACGGATGCCTATCGGCCGACCGATACAACCGATCCGCTGCGACTGACAAACCGCTATCTGCAGCTAAGAGCTGCGTTCAATCGGCCGCGGATCAGAGCCGTGCGCGCAGGCGGCTACGGCGACGCGTTATGGGAGGGTGTGTTCGACGCTACCTATACGCAACCCGGCGATTACCTGGTGCGCGCGGATGGCGCGATCTGGTTCGTGGCGGCACAGTTGCCGATCGTGGCACCATTGTGCGTGCGAGCGCTCCGGCGGTTAAGTTTTTCCCGTCCGTCCGGGCCGGTGAGCGCGGGGGCGAATTCGTATGGCGGCGTGACGTCCGGCGCGGCGACCGGTGTGCTGACCAACTGGCCGGCCGCGATGGCGACGCCAGATGCAAAGGGGCAGATCGAACTGGCGACAACAACGACGCTGCCGCAGGTCATGTGGTCGGTACTGTTGCCACCGCTCGCATGGCTCGCGCTACTGCCTGGTGACACGATGACCGACGACCTGGGTCGCACCGGCGTGGTCGACTGCACCGAATGCACCGAACTTGGCTGGCGCCTGGTAGTGCGGCAGTCGGCTGCCTGAGGGAGGTTGCATTGGAGCGTGTGGTCGTACCGCTTTCGGCCCTGCAAGCCTGTTGAAAAGGTTGCCTCCTTGTGGCGTTGACCACCGCAGAAACAACGAGACGGCGAGCAGTCCAGCCGCCGAAAATCATAGCGAAGGAGAACGGCGATGCCCGAGTACGCCCTCTGGCTCGACAGCACAATGACACCGCCGGCGGCGACAGTCGCGCAAATCCCCGCGCCGCTGCGCGGCAGCAACAGTCCAATCGGCGCCTATCACTCGACACAGCCGACACCGAATGCCCGATGTGTCGGCTACCTCGAAATGACCGCTGACGGAACCAACCTGCCGTTACTCCGTTGGACGGCCGTGCCATGATACATGCCATCGACGGCCATTGCGGCTGAGGCCTGCACGCTGACGCACACAACACGGGTTTACGCGTCTAGGCACGCCTGGACCAAGGAGGCTTCGCGGCGATGGCCGACCAGTCTGATGTCGAGAACGCGCTGGTGTCGACAATCACCAATATCCTGTATCCGAATGGGTCGTCTTCCGGCGGCGTACTCACGCAAACCGTGAAGATCTATCGTGGCTGGCCGAACACGGCGTCGCTGCGGGCGGATCTGGCCGCAGGTACACTGAACGTCACCGTATTCCCCAAGGCGGACACTTCACGCAACACGACGCGCTGGGCCGAGGGGCTGGTCCCCACAGGCAACGCCACGCCATCGCTGACGGTGAAAGTAACCGGAACGAGTGCGACCTTCGCCGGATCGGCGGAGACTGGCCAACTGGCTGGATTGCTGGCAGACTCGCTCGCGGTTGTCCACCGGACCGTAACGGGAGACACGCCGGAGTTGGTGGCCGCGGTGCTTGCGGAGTCGATCCGTACGCAACGCATTGCGATGGTGAACGGAGCGACGGTAACGGTGCCTGGTGCGGGACTGCTGTTGGGCCGGATAGTGGCGGATCAGCCTGTTATTTACTGGACGCGCAGCCAGCTGCAGCAGTTTCGGATCAGCTGCTGGTGTCCGGACCCAACGTCGCGTGACAACGTTGCCTCGACAATTGATAACGCGCTGTCTTCGGCCAGTTTCATCGCTCTCAGCGACGGCAGCTCGGGGCGTCTGCGCTACGTGGCGACGACGGAATTCGACCAGAGCCAGGATGCGGCGTTGTACCGGCGTGACTTGGTCTACTCGGTGGATTACCAGACCACGGTGTCCAACACGCTGCCGTCGATGATCTTCGGTGACACAACGCTCGCGCCGCTCGGCTCGGGAAGCGTGACAACCCTGCTCAGTTGACCAGGAGTTTGCAATGACCATCCAATTCGTCGTGGTGCGCCCTTTCGGGAAGTACGCAAAGGGCGACGTCATCGGGGATGCAGCCTCGATCGCGACCATATCGGCATCCGAGCAGGCGACGTGCGTGGTGCGAGTGCAGCCGCCGGCACAGAGCCAGCCGAGCCAGAAAGGTTAAGGAATGCCGATCATCCAACAGGGTAGCGTCAATACCACCGCACTGGTGGTGCCCGATCTGTATGTGCAGATCGTGCCGCCGCAGAATCTCATGCTTAATGGTGTGCCGACTAATGTGGTCGGCGTGGTGGGAACGGCGAGCTGGGGGCCGGTGGGGCAGCCTGTGATCGTGGCTACCATGGCAGACTATGCGAACAATTTTGGCCCCATCGTGGCGCGCAAATACGATATGGCCACGCAGGTAGCGACTGCAGTCCAGCAGGGAGCGGCGAACTTCCGCTGTGTGCGGGTGAGCGACGGTACCGACACCGCGGCGCAGTTTCTGGTGCCCAACACCAATTTCCTGTTCACCGCGCTGTACACGGGTAGTCTGGGTAGCCAGATCTCGGTGACGCTCACGACTGGGTCACAGGTCGGGAGGTGGCGGCTGGTGGTGTCGCTTCCCGGTGGACCGATCGAGTTGTTCGACAATATCGGCGGCACCGGAACCGCCTTCTGGCAGAACCTGGCGACGGCGGTGAATGGCGGGCAGGGGCCACAGCGTGGGCCCAGCCAGATCGTGGTTGCGAACGCCAACGCGACTGGGGCGGCACCGTATGCGTTTACCTTTACCTTTGTGACGGGCACACCTGGAACCGACGGCGCGAATGTGAGTGCGGGCAACCTGGTGGGCGTGGATCAGTTACCGCGGCAAGGCATGTATGCCCTGCGAGGGCAGGGTTGCAGCTTCGCCGTGCTGGCCGACGCGGACGATTCGACCCAATGGACCACGCAGGAGGCGTTCGGATTGTCCGAGGGGATCTATATGATCCTGACCGGACCGAGCGGTGACACCATCACCAACGCGGTCGCGACAATGCAGTCCGCCGGCCTCGACTCCTATGCCTGCAAGCTGATGTTTGGCGACTGGCTGTGGTGGAACGACCAGGTGAACGCCATTTTGCGGCTGGTTTCGCCGCAGGGTTTCGTGGCCGGGCGGTTGGCCAATCTTTCGCCGGAGCAGTCGAGTCTGAACAAGCCACTTTACAGTGTGGTGGGCAGCCAAAAGTCGGGTACTCCGGGATCAGGGCAAACGAACGCCTACGCCAGCGCGGACCTACAGGCGCTGTTCCAGGCCGGCATCGACGTGATTTCGAACCCGCAGCCCGGTGGACACTATTGGGGCGTCCGGTGCGGTCACAATAGCTCGTCCAATGCCGCCACCAATGGCGACAACTACACGCGGCTGACCAACTACATTGCCGCCACGCTGGCGGCTGGGATGGGGCAGTATGTGGGGCAGGTGGTCAGCGCCACTTTGTTCCAGCAGATCCGTGCCACCCAGCTCAGCTACCTGCAGGGGATGCAGTCGCAGGGCATGCTCGGCAGCACCGATGGCAGTCTGCCGTTCAGCGTGATCTGCGACACCTCGAACAATCCGGCGAGCCGGACCGGACTGGGCTACGTGCAGTCCGACGCACAAATTCAGTACCAGGCGATCAACGAGAAGTTCATCGTCAACATCGAAGGCGGCCAGACCGTCACGGTGACGCAGCAGTCGCTGGCGAATGCGTCCGGCGCGTCGGCGTAACAGGAGGGCACGGTGACGAGCACGAACTTTTCGGTCGGCCGCGACTGCCAATTGGTGGTGATGGGGCCGTATGGTCGGATCGACCTGACCTATGTGACGGCATTCGACAGCCGGCAGTTGACCGCACCGGTGCGCATCGACCGCATCGACGGCACCCAGATGGCGGCCGAACTGCCCAAGGGGTGGGAAGGTCATTTCGAGGTGGAGCGGGGATCGCCGGCGGTGGACGATTTTATCGCTCAGGCCGAGGCTGCGTTCTTTGCCGGCTCGGTGGTGCCGGCTGGCACGCTTTATCAATACGTGAGTGAGACGGACGGCTCGACCAGCACCTACCAGTATACCGGAGCGGTATTCAAGCTGGCGCAGGCCGGCACGTGGAAGGGTGACTCCAGCGTGAAGCAGCGGCTTGAATTCTTCGCAGCACGACGGACGAGCCTGTGATGGAGCGGCAGGCGGCGTTCGAGACGCCGTCGGCGCGGTTGGTGGCGGCGGCGCAGGCGGCGCCGGTGGTGACTGACTCGCGCGGGCGCGTGTTGTCGCTGCGGCGGCTGACCGCGCTAGACAAGCTGCGGCTGTTCAAGACGGCCGGACCGGTGTTGTCGCAGAATCAGCCCTGGCTCGGAATGGCGATGTTGGCCTGCTCGGTGGCGGCGCTGGACGACGTGCCGGTGCCGCCACCCGTTACCGAGGGGCAGGTCGAGGCGTTGGTGGCGCGGCTGGGCGATGACGGGTTGGCGGCGGTGGGCTCCGCACTCGATGACGGCACGGCGCCACCAACCAGCGGAGAACTGGTGGGAAACTGAGCCGGCACCCCGATCTGGTGGATTGCCTCTACCTGGTCCGGAACGGGGTGCCCTTCGACGTGGCGTTCAGCCTGCCGACGGACGAGCGCTTGGCATGGGTGGTCGCGCTCGGGACGCTCGAGGGTGGCGAGTTCGACTTCGTCTCCATGCGGTGGAAGGAGCGGTCGTGATGTTGCGCGGACAGACGGGGCGCGAGCTGGTGCGACAGCTGGTGCGGCTGGACCTGGATCTTGCAGCGGAGGCGGCGCTGGCGGCGGAGGCCGAGGCGATCGTGGTCGCGGCGGGCGAGGCCGGGGCAGCTGGTGGCGAGGTGCAGGCGGCCAGGACGGAGGCGCTGGTCGGGTGGCGTTCGCCGGCGCTACGGCGGCGCGAGAACGGTGATGTCGGTGTGCCGCCGGCTTCCGTGCTGGCACCGGTGACCGCGGCCCATGCCCAGCGCGTGGCGGCGGCGGTCGGCGCGGCGGTTGCCGATGCGCTCCGGGGGACGTGATGGAAGACGCCTACGAAATCGGCATCCGGTTGGTGCTGGAGAACGGCGTTTCGTCCGGCATCGCAGCTCTGAAGGATGACTTGGCGGCCTACGATCGGGCGTTGATGGTGACGGCCGGGCGGCTGCGGACATTGTCGCAGGCGTCCGATGGGGCTGGGATCAAGGCCGGATTGGCGGCGCCGGCGGGCGCCGGTACTGCTGGTCCAGCAGCGCGCAGCCTGGCCAGGGGGGAGGAGCCGGCGACCCCGGATGCCGAAGCAGGACCCCGGCGGGAACCGCCAGTGCCGGCAACGCCACCGGTCCCTTCTAGGCCACCACAGGCGATCATGGCTGCAGCGCCTGCCATGCCGCGCGTGTCGTTGGCCGGGCGAGTTGCCGGCCCGCTGGAGGGGGCGCTGCGGTCGCCGGTGGCACCCGAACAGCCCCCCCGTGCGGCAGTGGAAGCGTGTCAGGGCGCGACCCCACCGGGGCGCGGGCAGGCGCCAATACCGGCGGCGGTGACGATGATAGCCGTGTCGCCGCCGAGCTACGCGCGGTATGCGCCGGCATTTCCAACTGGCCAGCCGCCGGCGGTGGCGGCGCCGGAGGCGCCCGAGGGGCGAGACAGCCGGCCGGTTTCGATGCCGGCTCCGGATCAGCGCGAGGTCAGACGAGCGCCGCTGGCGGCGCGCGAGCTGTTCCGCCCGACCACCTGGGACGCGGTACCGCCGAGTGCGCCGGCCACAGCTTCGGGCGCGCAGGTGTCGGCAGGGTCGGCGAGTGCACCGACCGCGCTGGCAATGCCGGCAGCCCCGGTAGCCGCGGCGGCGTCTACGGGGCCGACGCAGGGTGATGTGTTTTTGGATGGTACTCGGGTCGGACGCTGGATGTCGGGCCGGCTGGCACGGGATGTCGATCGTCCGCAGTCCGGGGTGACGGGATTCGATCCACGGCTGGGCCCGGCCTGGCCCGGCTCCTTGCATGGGACGTGAATGGTGGGGAGCTGAGCGATGGCCGAGGGCGTATTGCTGCTGGGACCGATCCTGTTCCAGGACTTCGAGCTGCCGGAGCGGGTACGCTGGGGCGGCCAGCAGCGACTGACCGTGCACAGCCTTCCGGGCGGGGTACGGGTGATTGATTCGCTGGGCCGCGACGATTCCGACATCGTCTGGTCGGGCGTGTTCAGCGGCGACGACGCTGCGGTACGGGCGCGGGCACTCGACCTGATGCGGGCGGAGGGCGGTTCCTGGTCGCTGACCTGGGAATGGTTCTTCTACACCGTGGTCATCGCCCGCTTCGATGCGGACTACGCACGTTCCAACTGGATTCCCTACCGTGTCACCTGCAAGGTCGTGCGCGACGAGACGGCGGCGGCGTTGGAGGCCACGGTGTCGCTGGCCACCAGCGTGCTGGACGATCTTGCCAGCGCGCAGAATCTCGGCAGCGCGGTGGCGCTCAGCGGCGCTATCGGCTCGTTTGCTCCCACGCAGGCGACACAGCCCGGGAGCACGGCCTATGCTGGCGCGAGCTCGGCGCTGGCGGGAGCGTCACAGCAGATCGACACCGGCATTGCGGGGACCGAGGGGCAACTCGGCACTGCGTCGGTGTCGGATGCCGCGGGGTTGGACACGACCACCAATTTGGCCGGGCAACTCGCGGCCCTGACGGCCGCGCGCGGCTATGTGGGTCGGGCAGCGGCGAACCTGGCGAACGCGGATACGTGAGGGGCCATGCGCACGATCACGGTGACCGGTGGCAATTTGTTCCAGGTGGCCGCGCAGCAGCTTGGCGACGCCACGCAATGGATTCGGATCGCCCAGGCGAACGGGCTATCCGACCCGATGCTGACGGGGCTGGTGACCTTGAGCATCCCGGCCGTTGATCCTTCGGCGGGAGGCGGCATTGCAACTCAGTAGCGGCTTGCTCGATCCGTCTGTGGCGGTGCGCTATCCGCGACTGCGCGTGCTGGCTAATGGCGATCTCGTGCCGGGTGCCTTTGAGGCGGAGGTGATGAACAACAGCCATTTTGCTGCGGATCGCTTCCGGTTGGGACTGGTGCTATCGGCCGACCCGACACGGGGCCGCGCGTGGTGGGCCCATCAGGACGATGTGCTGATCGATATCGCGATCTCGCTCGGTGGCGACTATGTGAACCTGCTGCACGGCGGGGTGGATTCGGTGGAGATCGATCCGCTCGGCGATGCGGTGCGACTGTCCGGGCGCGACCTGAGCGCGGAGCTGATCGAGGCGCGCGCACAGGGGACCTTCGCTAACCAGACGTCGAGCGACGTCGCCACGACTCTGGCCGGACGGTATGGGCTGTCGGCAGATGTGCAGGCCACGACTACCCCGGTGGGGCGCTATTGGGAGCTGGAGCACGACAGCCTCGTGCTGGACGGGTTCGCGCGGGCGACCACGGAGTGGGATCTGCTGGTGACGCTGGCGCAATACGAGGGGTTTGGCGTGTGGGTGCAAGGAACGACGCTGCATTTCCGCTCGGCAAACACGTCGGGACCACCGACGGTACTGCAGATGGCGGAACTAAGCGCGCTGCACCTGGAGCGGTCGCTGACACTGGCGCAAGGCATCGAGGTGACGGTGAAAAGTTGGCACAGCCGGGCTGCACAGTGCACCGTGCAGACGGCGTCTGTGAACCAGGCGAGCGGGGCTGGTGGGACGACGCAAAGCTACGTCTACATCGTACCCAATCTCACGCCGGACGTGGCGCTGAAGCTGGCGCAGCAAAGACTGGTGGAACTGACCCAGCACGAACGGGTGATCGTGGCCGAGATGCCGGGAGAGCTGTCGCTGGCGCCGGGCCAGCAGATCCTTCTGCAAGGTACCGGGACGGCGTTTGACCGCACCTATTCGATCGATTCGGTGGAACGGCGGCTTGATGTGTCGCACGGCTTCACGCAGCAGATGCGTGGGCGCAATGCCAGCACGGCCACATAGGTATCATCAAGGTTGGGTTCCCCATGGAACGACTCCTGAATGCGCTGAAGGCGCAGGCGGCATCATTGGATCGTTTGCTCGGCCAGCCTCGCTTCGGGGTGGTGACGAGCGTCGACCCGGCCCGCTATGCAGCGCGAGTCACGCTGCAACCCGAAGCCGTGCTGACCGGCTGGCTGCCCGTGCTGTCTGCCTGGACGGGAGCGGGATGGGGTGCGGTGTGTCTGCCGGCACCGGGGGACCAAGTGTTGGTGGTGCCGCAGGAAGGCGATGCCGAGCACGGGGTGATCGTCGGTGCGAGTTACAGCGACGCGGCACGGGCACCGGCCGCGCCGGCAGGCGAACTATGGCTCGTGCACAGTAGCGGAGCAGCGCTGCACTTGCGCAACGACGGCACGGTGCAGATTGTCGGCGATCTGCATGTCAATGGCGACGTCTATGACAGTCAGGGGTCGCTGGCGCGGTTGCGCGGCCACTACGACGCGCACACCCATGGCAGCCTTGGCTCGCCGCCGAGTCCACAGGACTGATCGTCGGAGACGACAACGGAGCAATTGGATGTCCGATCTGCAGCACCAGTTTGGTTCCGACCTCTCGGTCGGACCAACCGGTGACCTGGCGACCGTGAACGGTTCGACACTGGGTCAGCAACGAGTACTACGCCGGCTGTTGACCAATTCGGGTGACTACATCTGGCAACTCGGCTACGGCGCGGGGCTCGCGCAGTTCGTCGGACAGCCCGCGGACGCGACCCGCATCCGAGCGGTGATCCGCAGCCAGATTTTCAAGGAAGCAGCGGTGGCACGTACCCCGGAACCGATGGTTGACGTGGTTTCAGACGGGATCGGCACAGTATCGGTACAGGTGAGCTACATAGACGCCGAGACCGATGCGACCCAGGTACTCGGCTTCACCATCGGCGACGGAACCTGACCCATGCAGTTGCAGCTGCAGACTTTCTCCAGCCTGGTCTCGGCCGCGGCTGCCGCGGTCCAGGGCTCGGCAAAACAGCTCATCGACCTGACGGTCGGCTCGACACTGCGCGCGCTGCTGGAGGCGAGTGCCTCGATCGGACTGTGGATGCAGTGGCTGATCTTGCAGGTGCTGCAGATGACCCGGGCGGCCACCAGCGTAGGTGTCGATCTTGACAGTTGGGTGGCCGATTTCGGCCTGACGCGATTGCCCGCTGTGGCGGCTACGGGATTGGTGACGTTCTCTCGCTTCACGCCGACTAATTCGGCGCTGGTGCCGTTGGGAACCCAGGTGAAGACGGCCGATGCCACATTGGCATTCGATGTCACGCAAGACACCACCAACACGACCTGGAATGCGACGCTGAAAGGCTACCTTATACCGGCGAGTCAAGCCACTGTGACGGTACCGGTGGTGGCTGAGATGGCGGGGAATTCTGGCAACGTGCAGGCCAACACCATCACGCTGATCTCAACGGCGATCTCGGGGGTCGATACCGTGACGAACGCATTGGCGTTCACCAACGGGATCGACGCCGAGACTGATGCGGCGTTGCGGGCGCGGTTCCAGAATTACATTAACACGCGCTGCCAGGCGACGGCGGCCGCGGTCAGTTATGCTGTGTCGTCGGTGCAGCAGGGGCTAACCTGGACGATCCAGGAGAACACCACAGCCGCCTCAATCTACACACCCGGCAACTTCGTGGTGACGGTGGACGACGGGACGGGTGACCCGAGCAGTACTTTGCTGACGAACGTGCAGACTGCCATTGCTGAGATCCGGCCCGTGGGATCTGCATTTCAGGTGCTAGCGCCCAAAGTAGTTGCGGCCAACATTTTGCTGACCGTGACTGCGGCCGCAGGCTACACCCAGGCACAGGCCGTGGCAGCGGTGGGGACCGCGCTGACGGCGGCAGTGAATGCCGGCGGCATGGGCGTCGGGTTCATGTTCGGGACGATTTACCAAGTAGCCTTGAACTGTCCCAGCGTGGCCGCCGTCGAGGGGGTGACGCTGAACGGCGCGACCTCTGACCTGACCGTAACCCAGGCGCAAGTGGTCCGCGCCGGCACGATCGCGGTGTCCTGACATGGCAACGGGAGATCAAGCCGACATTGTGTCACGGCTGCGGGTCGTGCTGCCGGCGCGATGGTTCCCCGACACGGCGCCCGGTGTCGCGAGCAACACGCCTGTCCTCGACGCAGTACTGGCCGGCATCGCCATCGTCTGGGCACAGGTTTTCGCGGCTCTGAGCTACACCACCCTGCAGGCGCGTATCGCGACCGCAACCGACGTGTTCCTCGACATGATCGGGGTGGACTTCTTCGGCACCACAATGACGCGCCAGCAATCGGAAGGCGATGCGCACTAT